GGGTCAATAAAATTTAATACGTCTGACTTCCAATTAAGTCCTAACCAATCAAGAGTTTCGTACAATTGGCTATAATCACCAGACACCATACGCTCAGGCCATACCTGTTTAACATTTAATCCTGCTTCGATCATTTCAACAAATCTTTTTTCATGCTGATGTACCCACCATAACCAACCGGCACGTTCATCTTTCGCATTTACTTTTCGTCTAACATCTGACTGATTAAACGCCCGCATGAAAGAAGTCTTCTGGCAACTGTTTAAAATGTCTGGAGTACGCCTGCGAACAATAATCCATTTTGCATTTGGGAAAGCGTAGTGCCATGCCGGCCAGAACAAACACATCTTTGCCCCTTTGTAGAACCACGGACCTTTCGTGTACCCCTGTTCGACAAACACCTTTTCCACCTGTTCCTTCCATTTACGAGGAATCCAGAGATTGTCAACATCAGGTAACGGGTACTGCCCCATAGGATCAGCTTTAATTTCCCGCAAATACGGTTTTACAACATTCTGTCTGATCTTGTAATTCTCAAACATTCCTTTTTGGTTATGTCTGTTCGGGGGTGACATTTCCCCACCAAAGGCGCCACACATATTGATAGCCCCTGCGAACATTGACGTTCCAGAACGTGCGCAACCCGTGATTAGAATTGGTGCTTGTTCAATCATACTTTCTCCTCAATCATTTCTGAGGTTATTTCGATCTTGCCCAGATTCATAAACCATCCAGCGAGCTTGATCAGCTTTACAGCGATGAATACTCTTACCTGGTACTTTCTATAATTGGTTAGTTTTACTGTCCAACCAGTTCCCTGTGCCAATACTTTTGTATCTAAATGAATCGTTTGGTTAACGGTCATCTCCAATACTCCTTTACCCAAGGTGTTGTTACTTGATGTGGTCGTGGATTACCGTGGAAACGAACTATTAACGCTCCCTCTGGTAATGACTTCCTGCATTCTTTTTTATATGAAAGAACTGCACCGGGAAGTAAATCATTCCAGAACTGCACATTCTTTTGTTTTAGTTTATACTGATAATACTTACGTTCAGATCCTTTTGTTTCTTTTTCAATTGTTGCAAGTTCGTCAGTCAGTAATGGTTCCCATAACACTCTGGTCAATGTATAATTCGGTTTAAACGCCACAACAGAACCACCCATCAATTTGGGGTTATACGCACCTGAGCAGGTGTATAGTCTGGTCTGTTTTGGCATATTGATAACTTGTTTAATCAACGGGTTCAGATCACCAACTATAATAGCGTCAAGATCAATACAGATTGCGGGTGATGTGATGTTTGCCTTTTGAGAAAACATCCACATTTTCCTGAGATTCCAGCGCAGTTTCTTCCTTGACAATGGCTGCACGTCTAATCCGGGGAATTTAAAGCGATTTTTATCAGTGAATAGTACGATACGCTTTTTATATCTTTTATCAGTGTGCCGCTTAATACCGCTCACTAATCGCTTAATATATGCCGGTCCTGCCCCCTTATTCTCTTTCGGCCAATCCCCCCACCAATATAGAATAAATGTAATATCAACTTTCTCGTTATTAACCTTCCCAGTTTTATTCTGTAAAACAGAATTGAGTTTACGGGCTACTTTCATGTAGTGGTAATTAAGAATTCCTTTCCCTGCTAACGAGTAATGGTCTTTTATCCAAGGGGACACCACAAGCAATCCCGGATCATCTGGTAAATACGGACCGTTAAAAAATAAAATAGTTGCTTTGTCCGGTAAACTCTTATCCATCGCCATATCGGGAATAAAATTGTAAACCCCATCTTTCCTGCCGAATGTTGGAATACCTTTTACACAATTTGAAATCTGTCTCTGATCAGATCCACCCATGTAAACGTTTTTACGCCTGTGTTCTGAAACAACAGCAGGATCAAATGATTCATATACTTCGGGGTGACTTCCTACCTTTAATAACCACATACTCCCGCAATACTTTACAACCCGGCGACTGAGGTCACATTCGTCAGGACTCCACATTATAAAATCTTCATCCCGTGATAGTATGTGATCTATGTTCCCTGTAATAATACAATCCAAGTCAATAGATAGAAACTTGTCACCAAACAAGTCAAAATCACGCTTGAAACAAACCAGACGAGTAAAGCACCCACCGAGATCACGGAACTCATTCCACAAAGTAATTGTTTCAATAGCACTATTAATCCCCCTTTTATCATCAGTAACGCAGATGAATCGTAGTGGGACAGTCGTGTGCTTCCTCACCATCCGGTACAACGCATTTACATGGGCTGACGTGAATGAGGATTTTGTCTTTGTATTGGGCATATCTTTTGTTGGTTTCCATTTCCAACATACGATGCTTATTGGGTTAGACATCAGTTTGCGTACCCCCATTAAAAACGTACCAGATATCTTTTCGTTTATTCCAGAAAGGACCGTATAAAGCATCCAATACTTTTCGTACTGATGGGAATGCCCAATCATGCCCAGCAATCATTCCACCCACCCTGACTTTGGGTGTCCATACAGCAATATCTGATCGAACAAATGAAGTTCTGTGGTCAGCATCAATAAATATGAAGTCAAGTACCCCATCCTTAACGCTTTCTGCGGCAAGCGTGGTGTCCTCAACTATTAAACGACATCTACCACCATACGTATTGGCTTTCCTTTCCACCAATGCTCTCACTTGATTCTGTAGACTTTGTTCGTATGGGCAGTACCCAGTACTCTTTTTATTACCTGTCCCTTGTGATGCTTTATAAGAGTCAACCGCAATCACCTGTAATTCTGGATGATGATCAAGCAAATGAAATAAAGTGGAACCATTAGCAACACCCAATTCAGCACCTATTTTAGACGCACCATTCTTTGATATTAAATAAGATAGTTCTAATGCTCTTGCCATTATTTCCTCGCTTGATAAACTGCGTGATAATATTTATCATCCATAACAATTTTAATCCTGCTGAATAGATCATCCTTTAACAGCACTTCCGTCAGATCAGATTCCGTATCCCAGAACATAGCATCATACGGTTTGCTTGCCATTCGGGTTTCTATTGTCCACTCAGGACCAATCGTATTCATGGCTTGTGCCCGCATTGTTAAGAAATAAAACTTACCATCTTTTTTAAGGACTCGGTGAACCTCATCCACCATTTTAACCCAGTCCACGCAATGATCAATTGAATTGCAAAATACATTTTCATAAGAACTATCAGGGAAGTACAGATCATGCCAATCTCCTTTGACCACAAGATCACCAACAGGATGAAGATCCACGCCCAAAGAGTTCGCAAACCCCACATTACGTGCCGCCTGAACTTCACATCCAGTCCTTGCACCAAGGCAGAGTATCTTACCTTTGTTAAGCGTCCATTTCATGTCTGTGAATATTTGCGTGAACTTTCTGATCCTCTTTGGTGAAGATGCCTTCAGTTCATCTAATTTAAACGTTATCTTTCCACCCTGTTTTTCTACATATGCGTCATAGTCTTTAAATTTCTTATATCGTATCATCAGAATCCTTCCCGCCAGCCCTTTTTTCGACCGTTTGATTTTAAATAGTCAGCTTGCATTTTGTTCCCCATCCGCTTTCCCATATCGTAAACAATATCAACCTGAGCAAGTAATTGTCCTCTTATCCTCTGATCAACTTCTAACATCGGATCGTAAATAAGGTCGTTGATCATATTGGCAAGCACAGCATGTTCTCCACAAATAGTGGGCTTATGCCCTTCCCCAAGATAATGTTCCTTTATACCCACAACTTTACCGGTAGTAGGATTGTAAAGAGAATACTTCTTGTGCGGGAACTCTCTCATTACAGAAATATCCTTATTGCATCACATTGAATATCAATCAAAGCATCCGGGCGATAATGAAGCGTTATATCTTTTATCATATCAATAGATGGGTAAGCCTTCTCCGACCCGAAATATCGCATGTCATCAATCACAATCGTATGTTTTGCTGTTGTCAATGTGAATATATGTTTCAACTCTGCCAAAATGGGGGTTGAATTGCGGCCATCATGCGCGTCCAACCAAAATAAAGCAGGTGCTCCATTTAAACGAGACAACATTTCAGGAAGTCTTTCAGCACTGTCCCCCAGAAAAAGTTTGACATTCGTATAATTCTTGAGTTTGGAACTTAATTTTCTAAAGGCTTCGGGAATAATCTCCACCGAATCCAGTTGGGAAAATTCCTTGTACAATGCTTTTAACATTGCCCCACCTCTGGTTCCTGTCTCAACAAACCGAGTTAACTTGCGTGACTTGGCTAATCTGAGAAGATGCCTTTGTTTCAGATTATGAGGAGGAGCAGTCTTGCGTCCCCATTGTCGCCATCCGGGAAGATCAGTCCACCCCAAGTTTCCTTTTTTCTTTCCTCTCCATCTTCCATATACTGCTACTTCTTCAGCTTCACCCAGAACACCAGCCCACCAAGCAAGAGTGCCATGCTGTAACATCAACTTATTTGCGGCCATCATATATCTGAAATCATCTTCAACAAAATTACCAGCCCGCACAATTGGATCATACTTACTTAGGGCATCGTACAAAGCATTAAAATAAGTGGCTGATACTTCTGAATCGGCAAGGTCACCCTCTTTAACTTTCCGATGGAACATCATGCCTTTTACTTCTTCGGCTGATATTTTGCGCCAGACAGGCATATCAGAAACAATATGCAGACGATCAAAATTAAAAGATTCAATAGCTTCCACAAACTCCTCAGGGGCAACATAATTATCTTCAGCATACGTACTCTTCATTATTAGTCTGTCACCAAGACGAAGATGCATTACCAGATCATTTGAACCGATTCCCCAGTCACCGGGAAGAGCAAACCAACTTTTGATCAACGGAAGTTTCTCCATATACAAAGTGAAATCCTCAGGATAAACTTTTAAATCAAGATCCCCATGATGTTTCCAGTGCAACAACGAATGGTAATCAAAGGGTTTCTTTGAACTTCCTTCAATTCTGGTACATTTGATGTTTAATGGTACTTTCGATTCAGCAATACCCAATGCTGGTAATGCAGGATTACAAAGCTCTTTGCCCTGTGCTTCTGCTACAAGTCTGGCATAAATGTACTGGAACATATTGTTCCCTACGCCATTGGTGAAATTAATTCTTACTGCGCTCATGGTTAGAGCCTCCTATGTGGAAATGACATTGTTAATATTTCGTTTGTTCGTCCTTCTTTTGCTTTCTTCTTTTCGATCCGGCGGATTGCATCGGGATCTCTCCCTTCCCCTTTTCGAACGAAATCAGTGGTGCTTGCATCTGAAATTATTTCTCTTGGATACCTAATTAATGGGATATCTAATCGAACATTTCTTTCAGCAATTGAAAACGCCCTGTTTCGGTATCTCCCAGAAGTCCCGTAGTGCCCTGACAACTCCTCATCGTACCCACCGATCCGCCAATACATCTTTTTTGTCATCATGAACGAATCATTGTGTGGTTTATAATCAACATAGTCAGGCGCATCTTTACGGGTGAACAGATAAACATAATTCATTCTGGGATCAGGACTACGTAGGAAATCAATCAACTTTTCCATATCTTGAGAACGAATCAAATGATCCATATCCGTAACAAGAACCCACCTGCTTTTGGCGTACTTGGAACCAATGTTCCTACAAGCAAGCCAGTTCCATTCTGCTTTTTTCGTTATCTCATATCTGTGCAAATTGATCTTGTTGGATGATCTTAGCCCAGATAACGGGGTTCTTGGTGAACAATCATCTGTGACAAAAAATGATACATTCCTTTTAACCCGGTCTGAATAACTCTCCCATTCCTGTAACTGACGAAGATACATTTCAGCATTTTCGTAATAAGAGTACACCAGTGATAACAGTTTAGCCATTTAACGCCTCGTCAAGTGTTACTTTAGGAAATTGGTTGATAGCACTTATATCGCTAACATTTAATATTTCGATCCCCATCTTTTTTGCGTCACGGGCGATCTGATGAAAACCCACTAAATGCCTTCCATACGGTTCTTTTATTGGTTTTTTATTGTTTGCGTATCGTATCGGTCCTGTTCCATGTGAGCCGTGATAATGAGTTACATGCATCCCTGCAATCTCTGACTTACCCATATCAAAACCAAGTAAACAGATTCGTTTCACCCCAAAGTGTGAGGCGAGACTAATTGCGGCGGCACCACTATTTTTGTTCCACGATACTGATTTTATGGTATCACTAATCCCCATCTTCTTTTTTCTGTTTTTCGGGGTGAACTTAACACCATATAATTTTTGTTTCTTTTTGTTAGCAAATGTAGGAGCACATGACGCTTTAATTCCGGGCCAGTTCTGTAATCGCCTTTGGTGGGTTAGATACCAACCAACATCACCGAAAAATAAGACATCAATCCACGTACCAAGCTGATACGCATTATTGATCCCGATCACATGATGATCATGTATCTGCTTCATGTACTCACTATATACGCTTGGTGGATCTAATTTATGGATAACCCTTTTAATTACCTTTTCAGGTACACCAAACTGGCGAGGCATCGACAAGCCCCCGCCGATTATCCAGCAAGTAGAATCACCCCATAAGCGGGGAACATTCCAAGGCATTATTCAAGTGACTCCAGCAGGTCTTTAGCGGCTTGTACACGGAGACCCTTTTCATTCATTGCTTTACCGGATGAAATGTTGACGACATCAAACCACCCTGCACCTTTAGAAATAACCTCGAACCGGGATTTGGTGAGTTCAGGCAACGCGGCATCTTCTGTGATATCGTCAAGTGGATGAATCAAATCACGGAATCCTGACGGAATATCACTGGGTTTTGCTTTGAACTTCTGGTTCGGTTTAATAATGGTTCCATTTTTTGTTCGAAAACTTCCTGCACCTGTTTTACGAAACCAGATTTCAGGTTCCTGCACGTCAACAGGATCAGTTTCGAAGTCTTTTTCTTTTTCGTCAAATCCATCAGGATCTACGATTGGTTCCACTTTTTCTGCTTTACTCTTTTTTGTACGCTTCATGATTAAATAAACCTCCTTAAAGGGAAATAGCTTGGTTAGCTATTTGTAATTAATTAAATTACCGACTATGACAGATGAACAATACCACAATTGCCTTCCTGATCGGCACGAATCTGCGGAACCTGAATTGTCATAACTTTGTACTTGGTAATCATCTTACCTTCAGTTTGCCATTCAACATTCTGCATACCCATACCCTGAACAAGGCGTACAGTGTCAGACTGCATAACAACACCGAGAATGGTGTTGACCGGAAGAGTATCAATAACCTTGATACCGGCAACGCCTTCAATCTTCATAATGCGTTCACGGATGGTCTGGGTACTCTGACCGGAAGTGTCATAATCTTCATCCAGAACTGTTTCATACAGAGTCGGAATGTAGATTTTGAACGGACCGAAACAATGCTTATTGATCAGCGCCTGTTTGATATTGATAACGTCCTGAATAATCTCTGCACCAGTTTTACCGGAAGCGTCCCAGTTCTGTGCCAGAGTCAACAGGTTCCGACTGGGATGATTGAGATAACTGTAAATAGTTCCACCACCATATTTGTAAGTGGTTGCGGTAAACAGCATATTCTCCAACTTCTCCAGAACCTTACGACCGGCGCGTTCTGCCAGAGTAGTGTCAAGGGGAGCACCCATATTACGGGAAGCCGCGAGAACACGGGCATTCATTTCGTAATCAGCATGGATGATCGGCAGAGGTAAGTAATTCGTGGTGTAAACCGGGCGATCATTCTGAGCACGGGTAACACCGTCCATTGTCATATCGGCCTCAAGCGCATCACTTACGTCATGATACTCAAGTACCGTTGATCCCATTCCATTACCAATCTGATAAGTCAGACCAGCATCAATAAGATCCTGCACACCACCCAGCCGAGACTCTTTCAGACCCAGAAGGGCTGAATCAAGCTGTTTCCACTCATCACGGCGAAGCGTTGCGGCATTCGTCTGAAGCGGAACACTGTGGTAATTTTTCGGGTTTGTCACACTCCCACCAGTGTAGATGGTCATATACGCTTTACCATCTTCAGCGATAAAAGGTCTCATTGCGTTCGGGTCTAATCTTCCTTGGGACGCCATATAATTAGCGACTTCTCCCTGTGTGCCCCCTTTTCCGATCAGATCCAGATTTGCGGCATTCAACATTATTTTATTCCTCCTTTTAATTATTTAGATCAATGCTAAACGATTCGGACCCGAATACGTTTGTCATAACCGAGCGGGCCACTTGACTCTTCACCAGAAGAACCAGTAAGATCCACGGCTTCCAGAGCTTCAGCGACAATTGCATATCCCCATTCGTCAGCACCATCGGAATCCGCTTCCAGTTTCTTCAGTGCGCCATCCCCGTTACTGACCAGAAGATCACCAATAACCACTGCACTGGAATCGTCAGCCAGAATTGCATTTACCTGATCACCGGGATAAGGAATCCAGCACTGCACCTGATCAAGAGCGGCGTAAGCATCATCAATCCCTTCACCCTCCAGTTCATTCTCAAGTGCGAACATTTTGGGAGCGGCAGAACCACTCGCTACGCCATGCACCTGAACTGTACCGGCACTTGTCAACTCAATGAGGTGTCCCGGAGTTAAGGCAGAAGCCGCCACATATTCCTCAATAACATCGGAATATTTTTTCAGTTTAATCGTGTTTGCCATTTTACTATGTACCTCCTTTTATACGTTTTGTTTAGGCTTTATCTACCTCTACTCCAGCAGGAAGCATCGGTGCCACTTCATTGGAATTCTGCTGAATAGACTGACCGTTATTAGCCTGTAACGAATAGTCAACCGGAACTTTAATAAAAGTAGCCAGTTTCTTCAACTGATCAGTATGCATATCCTTCAGGTCTTCTTGCGTGTAAGTGCCGTTGGAATTGGTAGCGATTGAAGATATCAAACCTGTTCTGAGATCCTTATACATCCGCATACCATGTTCCATCTGTTCCTTCATTTCGGCAGGTAACAGGTTCATGAACTGAGCAGGATCGGAAATGGTGTCTGCCAGATACTTACTGACCTGATCCGTGTTCATCTGTACCGGAACTTCTACTTCCACTTTTTCCGGGGCTTTATCAGCGGCTTTATTGAGATTGATTAACGAGTCGATCTGTTTGTCATCCATCCCATTCAGCCATTCCCGATTGTCCTCAGTAAAATGGGCACTCTGGATAAGCAGTTCCACTTTTTCGGGACAGCAAGGTGTTTTCTTTGCCATTGTTTTTACTCCTCCTTGTTCGTTTGTTTGTGTCACTGGCACATATTCGGTTTTTTTCATTACTTCAATTTGAGAATCGGCAACAGTAATTTGTCCGTCAGCACTGGCAGTGTACCCTACCTGATATACCTTCCGTTCGTTTGAATTACGATTCTCAACACGATAGACATAATATCCGTCGTATACTTCTTCCAAATAGTGGATGGCGGTTTCTGTGTCACGGGCATCAAGTAATGATTGAATGTTTCTCCCGATTTCACGAAATCCCGCCTTGAGTGTTTGGATCAGTACATCTACATCCTTTTTCTCCAACGGACCTCCTTCCTTGTTTGTGCGAACACCACATCCATCAGCCCATGAACACGCTCCACGCTCACCGGGCAGGAGAGCAAGGTGGTCAGGTCGATGGTTTCTGGCAATTGCTGAATATTGTTCGCTGTTGAACTCTCCAGATGTGGGTTCATCATCTGTGAATACGCCCACGCTTACATCCAATGGCTTTTTCTGCTTGATAAATGATAAAGCCTCTGGAGAAACTGTGGACAACCTTTGTACATCCAGCCATGCTTCGGCCTTCAATTTATTATCTGTAAACTGTGCATTATATATACGACCAACAACATCATTTTCGACAATTGCTGGAGAATTTGCTGATATACCACTTCCTGCTTCATTTGTGGGGTGATGTACAACAACCGGGATACCGTTCCATGAAGCAGTAAAATGTCCTAATTCAGCACCCAGATGAAGAACAGGTCCGTGCGATCCTGAATGAACACCCTCCACCATCATTACAACAGGAACGATTATATGCTCCCGCCCTTCGAAACGACTGAAACGAGGATTATAACTGTTCGCTTGCATCACTTCTTTATTGATATGAAATGTAGTTCCTACTTTTTCCCGCAGTGCCTGAAGATCCATTTCGCTCAACTTAAATTTGGTTGGGTTGGATAAAGGTAATATAGGCATTAATTTTTCCTCCCGATAAATTCGAAATATCGTACATCATCAAACTTTCTTCTTAATAATTGTTTTCTGTATGCTAAATCCCACCCATATTTGCAGATGTCGCTCACTGACTGCTTGAATTTCGAATCTTTTAAAAGTTTTGATCTCAATGTACTCATAATTTTTTTCTTACTGATTTTGAGCTGTTTACGGGTATGTGTCTTTCCCATCATTGCCAAATCAGCTTTAGCAAAATGTTCCAGAACTTCAGATGCCTTATATTTCATAGTTAATCCTTCCTGTCTGTATAATCAATTGGGATGGCGATACATCTACAATTCGGGTGAACTGGAATCAACCCCTGTACCTCATCAAGTGTAAATGGTTTTGCCTGAGATTGAAATTCGTACCCCTGACAAATAACGCATACCCTACCATCACCTGCTGTTACGAATTCAGCCTTTACCCTGATACCAAGAGCACCGTAATTCCTGTATTCCTGCATATTAGCCTCATGATGTGCCCTGATCATCTCAGTACGGGCTAGCATCTTAGCTCTTCGCTCTGCTGGTATGTATCTTCCCAATGAATCAGTAATTGCTAAATCACCCCCCGGACCTGATACTGTTCTGGTAATTAAACGGGCCAATTCTCTGGGATGTCTTCCGTCAGCAATTCCCTGTGCCAGTATTCGACTGATCTGAAGATCCATTTCAGCCGTAATTCCCTGTAACCCAGTATATGTGCGTGAATACATCAATCCAACACGATCAATATGAAAAGGCTGATTAAACGCCGCGGCTATTCCACCAGCGACTGTCCCTGTTGCTTCTACAATCGGGGGGACCGGATACCCTGCATTCTGTAATTCCTGTCTACCCCTATAAATCCCCTTTTGATAAGCGGATTGAATGTATAAGTCAGTCCATGCTTTTTCTACACCCCTTCCTATTTGGTTTCGTTCCAGAATAGTAATATCAGTTTGTTCACGCAACCACTCCATAAATGATTCCACTTTGTCTGCTGATCTTGGGAAATCAAATTCCCTCATAGCCATTGTGGTTACAGTAAACTCAGAAGTAGTTAAACCGAAACAGTCATCATCAACAATCTTTTTCTTGATCGCTCTTGTCAATGCACGAAAACGAGCACCCATTGCACGAGCAAAGGCGTTTCTAATTGTCGTGGTATGGGTAGGATCATACGCATTGATCTGTAACCCATGTTCCGAGTGACTGCATGTACAAAGATTTAACATTTCGTAATATCACTCCAGTAAGAAAATCCCCATATTGCACATAAAATATAATTAATAATAACTATACCATACGCACCACTCATATCTTTTATAGTTATAGCGTAGTCAAATATAAGTGGGGTTGACGTGAAAACCCACATAACTAAAATAAATCTTAAAAAGATTTTCATTATGGAGTTTTTCTCCCAGTAGGTGCTTTCCCTTTGTTCCTTTGAACTTCTGAAAGGGACTTTTCTTTGGCAGTCGCTCTGTCAAGTACACTTGCGTCAGCAGTCCTACGAGCTTCTAATTCTGTACGATCTAATTCGAACCCTTCCTGTTCTTCTCTGAAGTCTGCTTCTTCCTGCGCCATTGCCGTTTCCTGCTGTTTATGGATCAAAGCAATGTCATCCTCTGAGAAACCCATAATCAGCTTGAAATAAGCGTCCTGAGGGATCAGATCCTGACTTGTGATAAGTGATCCGTATTCTTTCACAGCGGTTGAAAGGATTCGGGATATTTCAGCTTTTTCCTTTTCGGAAGTATCGTACAGTTTGTCGAACTCAACTGCGTACCCCATTTCATCAGATGCTTTCGGTAAAACACCATATTCGATTAAACGGTCAACAAATGGGCGAATGATACAAGGTTCTGCATATTCGTATCTGCGTGCGTCAATCATATCTGACCAGTGATCAGAATCTTGGGAACTGGCAAGTTCTCCTCTTTCAGAACCAGTTAAAATTCTTTTTGGAATTCCTGTTTGTGCTGAAATCATTTGAATCTGTACATCAACGTGCGCACTTGGATCAGAAACCTGTGATTCTAACGCTTCGTATGAAATTCCCTGTGCAGTGAGAATACGTCTTAAATGATTTTCGTATTCGTCAAGCTGTTCCTTCATTCTGGTTTCTTCTGTTGCTGACATTGTATATTCAGGATCGACTTTCCCCTGATACCCCGGACGAGCACCCCTCCAAAACATTTCACCAGATCCACCAACAATTTTTTCCAAATCTTTTAAACGATTGAATATGGGTTCCAGAACAGGAACGCCGTACACTTCGGATTCAAGCAGTAATCCAGAAATATGCAGTATACGAGTGTGATGCACTTTTATCCCAATAGAAACGTCCTGCTGTACTCCAAACGTGACATTATACATATCTGGCAACCCATATCTGGGATTTTTCGGGTCTACTTCCCATGCGGAAATCTGGCAACTCTGTTCTGATAATGGTTTTAAATAAGAAAGTTTTCTACTCCCACCTGAAACTGCTTGGGCAAATTTCATCGGGGTATCTACATCGTCAAACCCGATAAATAACGCACCATACATACCAATGCATGACAGACGATCTGCCCGCTGAAGCACCTGTTTGATAGAATGGTCTTTGTTCAGCATCTTCCACGCTTTTTCTAAAGGCGTATCCTCATCATCACCGGATTCTGTTATCTTTACTGGGCCACGCCAAGTCGCACCAACTGGTTTATTGATAACAGCGTTTGCGATATCTTGTCTTCTGTACTGTGCGGCAAAATCCTCAAATGTCAGATTATCCTTATATCCCAGTGCCTGATAAACATCCCGATCCCCCCCGTAAGACTGACCAAGACGAGACATCCAAGAAGCTCTGGAAGTCAATGCAGTCAAACGCTGGATTCGTTCATGGATTGCGATTCCGTTACTTTCGTCCATATTAAATGATCCTTACCTGTTTCTTATTGACCAATTTGTTAAATCCTCCCGCAGACGCATCTACCTGATCCTTATAGGTACCAAACGGGAAGTATCTATGTTCTTCCACGTATTTTTGAGTCCAATCCCCTTTTAGCAACATAACATTCCCATTATTTACTTGAACTGAAAATGGATCTGCTCTAAATATTTTATCACCAGTCGGTCTGTCTGAGAATACAGAGAATCCAGCCAGATTAAGAACAGTAGCCTGTGCTTGTTCCTTTCCACCAGATCCCGGTTCTTGTTCCTGCCAAACAACGACATCATGACCATCTGCTTGCGCGGTTTGCTTTATGATCTTCTCCCGCTGTTCACTTGCCCATTGTCCCCGCTTGACATCAACGATACAGAACTTTTTATTGTTAAACTGGTATATCTTCACCCCTACCGTATACGCCCCGGAATCAACCGATCCTGCCTTATCCCAATATCTGATCTTTTTCAGGATATGGGCATCTGGAGGTAACTGATCTATATATTGAAAATGCTCTACCTTAAACATACCACCACCGGGAGGGGACGGATCTTGTCCAATTTGTCCTGCGTACCCGTACTGACCTAAATCCGCTTCCATATCTTTCATGACTGTCCAATTCATACGAGTCGGGTCAAGCAGATCGTTTTTATAATATTGAAGTAATTCCTGTGGCTTTACTTGTTCTGGATAATTTTTAATTTCTCCCGGTAAACATATATGTCTGACATTCTTTTTCTTTTTTGCTAAAATGTGCCCTGTCGGATCATCTTGGTGAAGTCTCTGCATGATCAGAACTGTAGGCGTAACCGCTTTGTTGATTTTACGGGTTGATAAAGTTTGGGACATCCAGCGATTTGCAGTAGCAAGTTCTTTCTCAGATACAGCCGCGTTTGGATCACACGGATCATCCACCAGTAATATATGACCATGAAACCCAGTCAATGTTCCACCAACTGAAGTACTGAATCTATTTCCCCCTGATTTTACATCTCTTACATTCCCATCATCATCGAATAGTAACTGCTGGATCTTGAAATTACTTTTCGTATCTTTATCCCTCTTAATCTGTATTTCTGGAAATAGTTCTTTGAATTTGGCTGAACGAACTATATCTCTGCTGTATTCCGCATGATCTAATGACAACGCACTTGAATATGATGCATTGATAAAGCGTATCCAAGGGTAATTAATCCACGCCCACGGCTGAAGCATAACGGAACAAACTGTGCTTTTGGTTGTCCCAGGTGGGATATTAATGATCAGATCGTATTTTTTAGGTTCTCCTAATCCCACCTGATGAACCAGTTTTGATAATTCCCCACAAAGGTAAGGTATGTGCCAGTTCCATTGGGGAACATCATTACTCACCTCTGACCAGAACTCATAAACGAAGTGAAAGAAAGACCTTCGGCACCGTTCCCTTATGTACAGGGTCTGGTCATTAAGGACTGAATTAAATATTTCTTTTTTATTGGCTAACATTATCGAGCACCCACATCCTCAAAATGTTCTAACGCTCTAATCGAGGAATGTCCCTCTATGTCAATTAATTTACCAGCAATTATTAATTCCTTGTCAGTTAATTCCGACACGTTTATATTCACGACTTTCCTATTATCATTATAAACTGGAATTTCTTTTATTTTGTCGATCTCATTTGTCTGATTAAGGATTTTCAGTGCTTCCATTTTATTGTGGAATTTAATTATTGTTTTAAACGTGGTTTCTTTTTCCCGGCCTTCGCCTTTTATTGTCGTACTGGTTTTAACTTCTGAAATTGCCGCCCTGATATAATGTGGCATTTTCCGTATTGGTTTTAACCTGTCATTTTCGTCATAGCACTCTGCCACGTCAGCGAAAGCGATCTTGGCGTATTCATGTTGTATTTTTTCATGGGTGATCAGGTTGGTAATTGTTTTATCTGCCCGTATTGAGGCAATCACAGCCTGTACGGCAGGATCTTCTAACAACTCCCTGATGAAAAGGTTCCTGTTCTTCCTTAATACTGGTGTTTCTACCTGCGATACTGACAACGCCAATTCCACATCGCCTGAAATTGCGTACTCTACCGCGAAGTTGGACATGGCTGGTGGCAGATCCGCTCCGGGGATTGATATTCCCTTTTGCATACTCTGTATTAATTGCGTATCTGGTTCAGCGTATCGTGTCCTTCTCATTTGTTTGTTGTCTTCCTTTATTTTTAATATATAGGGGTTACCCCAAGCTTTACTTGCTTTAAACGCTGTTTTTGGCTTGTTTGCCCCTTTTTATTTTGGTCGTAATTTTTTGAAAAATTTTGTTTGCCCTCTTTTTATTCCTCTGTAAAATTTTTATATACTTTGCGGTGTCGTTCAATCCCAGATCGACAAAGCCAATCCGTCGATCACGGGGGGAGTAGGCCCCCCCGTGCGTTGAGGGGCGAACAGCTCCTCTATGTACTATTGACAAGAGAGGAGACGCAGGGCTGTTGGAGGCTCTGTCATCCGTTGATATCAGGGGCTTGACAAACAGACGGGATAGTAGGGCTGAGAATGATATGATATTATCCCGGGTTTTACCGAGGAAACCGAGGAAACCGGGTTTTACTGGGTTTCCCCCGTTAATCCCATCTCTGGGAGCCATTGGTATCAGTGCCTTGACAACCTCGACAAACCGACAGGGGAGTAAGGCTCCGAGGCATCGTCTGATTAGATTGATATATAGATTATTTCGATTCATTTTATTCCTTTTATCTGTCGATTCATTTCATTTTAATAAGCAGGGGGTCAAGTAAATTGAATCTCCGTTTTATCAATATTTGCGAAGAGGGGCAATTATGTCCCAATCTCATTATTGCCCCGTTTTGCCCCGTTGAGATTCGACATGGACATTATTGCCCCATTTATTTGTTCGTTTTTATTTCTGTTTTCGCTGATTATTGTTGACATAGCCTGAGGAGCCGTCAGCGCGCGTATATCGGGTGTTTGTTGAGAAGTCATGTAGTTATATTACCCCTGTTGAGATCGTCGAAATTCGATTTTTAGTTAATAAACTCATATAGTTATAACTCCTGATATTGCGCTGACATAATGGGGCTGTTGATCTGATTTATTCTGAATAGATTGATTATATGCGCAGATCGCTCCCGCCGATCCGATGATTTTTATAATATATCTTATGATATTCTGATATGAGATTGATATATAGGAAATGAGATTAGATCCGATGATTTTCTTTATATCTCTTATGATATTATCTCTTTTTATAGATTGATCTGATATATGATTTAATGAAATGAATCTATTTTGATTTGATATCATTATCTCTTTTATTCTCCGGGGCTTTTATCATTATCATTTTATTGATCAAAAAACGGCTTTAAACGGCTTTTTTCTATATATTATTATAATCTGTTATTTATTTTGAATCTATAAAAAAGATGGATTAATTATATCTAATGAATATAGATAGTTATTCTTTTATAGAATATTTTATATAACTTTCTTATATTTATCTTGATTAGATCATCAATTATGATAATATATAGATGAATCGGGTGATTCAAGATTAAGGCAGATTCGAAAATCCGATTTAAAAAGACGATCAATTAATTCATAGATCGCAGATCAATTCCGATTATATTATATCGGGTCAATGATAGATGAAAATGAATCTTTTTAATTTGATTCAAAAGTAATCTCGCTGAATTTGAGAATCTGGATTTTCAGAATATCTCAATTAAATTTTCATCAATTCGGCAAGCAAGATTTGACAGATTTCCCTTGAGAGAAATCATATTGAATGAAATCATATTAATTTTAATTTTTATCTTAAAATTAAATTTCTGATTTCCAAATGAATATTGGGGAGATTTTAAAAAGTCCATGATCTAATATTCAAATTAAGAGATTCAATTAATCTGGATTTCATCTATGAATGTGATTCGGAGGGAAATTGAATAAAGAAATGATTTTGGAATCATTTCATTTTAAAGATTCATAGGGTGATTGAGATTCATTTCAATCTCCTTATTGAGTTTTTAAGAATGCAAATTCCAAATATATGGGGGTTGCAAAAATGGAGCAAGTTTCACTCATCATTTTTATTATTTTAATCATATTTAATAAGGAGATTCAAAAATGAATAACGAAAGAGCTTTTGGAATTGAAATTGAATTTGTTGGCGCAATGAGAGGCGATGTTGCAAATTATATGAGAAGGCATCATGTCGCTTGTAAAGTAGAAGGATATAATCATACAAATCAATCATATTGGAAAATTGTGACTGATGCATCTGTTCGATCTGCTGGTGCTTATAATCAAGGATTTGAATTAGTATCTCCAAAACTTTATGGGCAAGATGGTTTGGATCAATTGAAGGTCGCCTGTGACGCCTTATTATCAGCGGGTGCAATCGTTAACAAGTCCTGTGGGCTCCATGTTCATCATGATGCATCTGATTATAATTCAAATCAATTTGAATCAATTTTCAATTGGTATAAAAAGTTTGAAGATTCAATTGATACAATGATGCCGAAAAGTCGTCGCGGATCTGGAAAACAATATATTGCTTCTCTTCAAAATATTTCTTTTTCAAGAATATATGATACCCGATATTATAAATTAAATTTGAATTCGTATCATACTCATGGAACAATTGAATTTGATAAGATTTCAAACTGGGTTTTATTTACTCAGATGGCAATGCAAAAATGTGCAAAAAGAAAAGTCAAGATTTCAAATACGACTCATACTCGTTTTCTTGATATGATGCGATCTGTCGGAATCGGATTTGGTGAAAAGGTCGGGGGTAAGAATACTGACGAGCAGAATCAATTACGAGATTTTTATAGAAATCGTCGAGCAGAATTAAAAAGAACTTATTCAACTCGGAGAAACGCAAGATAATTTGTTATTTTATCAGAGGGTCAATCTGGAATTCAATTTTCAAATTGACCCTCTTATTAGATTCACAAATTAAATAATCAATAATAAAAAGGAGAATTCAAAATGTTTAAAGTCGTTATTGATATTCCCGGTTTGATTTGGTCGGTCGTAAATACTCAAAACATTCATGAAAAAATTCAATGGAATACGAAAATTCACGCCCAACAATGTTGCTCCAAATTAAATAATGGAATTATTAAATTTAAAGATTTATAAAAAGGAGATCGCCGGCGCTTTCAAATAGATTGAGTTTAAATTATTATCGGGTTTGCAAATATGAGGTTTGCAAATCTTATTAGTGTTTTAAACATCATTTAACTTTTTAAATATGGAGGTTTCAAAATGAAGGTATCAACATTACTCAAAATAATTGAAAAACAAGAATCTGACCGGTTTGCTCGGTTGCAAATTATTCACAAATTAATCAATAAGCAATATGGGGACCGGCGGATCAATCACGAGCAGTACGCCCAAAAAGCAGAAACTGAATTGAAACAAGAGGTCAATCAATTTATAAAAAACAATTTTAACGAATTTGACATGGCATATATGCAATTGTTAAAAACAATTTAAAGTATTATCAGGTTTGCAAATATATGAGGTTTGCAAATCTTATTAGTGTTTTAAATGTTTTAAATATCAATTAACTTTTCAAATATGGAGGTTTCAAAATGAAAAAACGTGTTATTTATCAAAAGGGAACCGAATCAATTAGAGTATATCCCGAAAATTATTGTTTGGCATTCAAGGATGACTTTTCAAATGACTTTGTAATGGCGTACCACATCAAAACAAAGTATGATGAAAAATTAAAATCAATTTTAAGTAAAACGAATGATCCAAATGAGATTGTTAAAAAAATGAATAAAATATTACCGAATGAAAAATTAAAATATGACAAATCCGCTGATCTTTTTATTTAAGTAAAATTAACTTTTCAAATATGAGGTTTGCAAAATGAAAGCATTAAAAAATAAAGAAACTAATCACAGTTATTACTCAGAATGTCATCCTGAACTATTTTATGGTGCAATATCAGAAAAACAAGAACCGGGAATGGTATTTGTAAGCGATGAACGTGACAAACGGAATGCAAATCGTGGTCCTTGGAAAGGGACTTACGCATTACCAACCAAACTTGCAAAAAGTATGTCAAATCAATATCCGCTTGGAACTGGAATCGCAAGTATCAAAATCATCGAATGGGAAAACGGACAGATTTTAACTATTATATCAAACAAATCAGATTTGGCAGGGTTTCAGTTCGACTTCTGGGCAGGATTGACAAGATAGAAAATTAATATGTTTATCAGGTTTGCAAATTTATGAGGTTTGCAAATCTTATTAAGCAGATTAAAATAAATATCAATCAATATTCAAATATGGAGGTTGCAAAAATGAAGGCAAAAAACATTTATTATTTCGCATATGGGTCAAATATGTCAAAACCGAGGTTTCAGAGCAGGATTGCAAATTCAAAATATATAGGGGTTGCAAAATTAGAGGAACATAAATTGACTTTTCACAAATGTGGGGCTGATAATTCAGGGAAATGCGATGCAAGTTTCACTGGAAAGAAAAAAGATTATGTTCTGGGAGTTGTGTTTTCAATGCCTCGCTTTTTCAAATCTAAATTAGATGCAATTGAGGGGGTTGGGTTTGGATATGAAGTGATGCCTGAAATCGTTGTTACCGAGAGCGGAAAAGAGATCGAATGCTTTCTTTATGTTGCTACTGAAACAGATAAACGATGTGTTCCTTATCATTGGTACAAAAATCATGTTGTTGTGGGTGCAAGGGAAGCAAAACTTCCGCAGGCATATATCAATAAAATAGTAAAAGTAAGAGCAAAAAAAGATCATTCCGAATGGAGACATGATCAGGAAATGGAAATTTATAGACCGAAATCATACAAGAAAAATAAAACTGTTTACAGGCGGGTTGTTAAAAATGTCAATTTTAAAATAAATCCAAGTAATACTTCAAATTGGAACTTCAGAAATTCAGAAGGATCGGTTTTCAATTTCATTAATGGGGTACGAGTGAAAACAGAATTCAAAAAAGAAAAGACCAGATATACTTCAATCATGGAATATTAGGAGGTTTGCAAAATGAGAGAAGAAATAAAAGAATCAATCAGCAGAATGAGTAAAGAGGATTGTGAAGATGTAAAAATCACATTAAACCTGAAATCCTCCAGTAAAAAAGATATTTTAAAAGAAGCACTTGCAGATGAAAACATCGCAGAATATGTATTAAATTACTAAATAGGAGGTTTTCAAAATGAGTAAAATAAAATCAGAAAAAACAATCAAAGTGTTTGTTTATGGTACTTTAAAAGTTGGCTTTCGTCTGTCTCATTCAACAGAACATCTCAGAAAAAACGCATGGGAGCATGAGATTCCCGGTGAATTATATGATACTGGCTTCGGATATCCTGCCGGTTACTTTTCTCCAAACTCACTTTTATCAATTCATGGGGAGGTTCACGAATTCGAACAAAGTGCTTTACAGAGATTGGATTCAATCGAAGGCGTTCCACATCTTTATAAAAGACGGGTAATTGATCATGACGAAATAGGACAAGACATCTGGATTTACGAAATGGTTAACCTGCCAAAAAGGGCAAAGCTAATTAAATCAGGCGTTTGGGAAGATTAAGAAAAAACAACCAAGGGGGTCCACGTGTACGGACCGTACCTGCTAATCTTTTTATCAGGTTTGCAAATATATGCGGTTTGCAAATCTTATTAAGCAGATTAACAATAATCAATTAAAGGAAGTTTTCAAATGTTCAGAATAACGATTGATCAGATGTTAACTATCGCCTGCATTATTATATTTGGATATATAATTCCATTAATTCATTTAATTCCATAGGAGGATTCAATATGAGTTTCAAACCTTTTTATCCAAAACCAGCATATCAATATTACAAAGAATATGACGAATACCTGAAAGCACTTGATTCCGGGATGCTATACAGCAAACGAGATTGGGAAGGGTACTACGAATGCCAAGCAGATTACGAGATGGAACTGGCTCAGGAAAGGCACTTTGAGAATCGTGGTTACAACGAAGCGAGATTACAAGAGCAGATGGAACAGCGGGCGGGAGTTATTCCTTTTCATGTCGCAATAAGACGAAACTTAGGAGACGACTAATGGAAGTTAACTTCAATCCTGTAAAAATCACAATTTTCAAAGAACCAAACGTAATTCAAAAACTACTTTACAAAATTGACCCTGCTACCTATGGGCAATTTGAAACAGATCCGCAAACGATTATCTTCCTTTGCAAATCTACAGCGAAAACAGTAATGCGGAGATTAAATAAAACGTTTCCTTTGCAAAAAGGGGAAACACAACATTCGTTTATGATGAGCAAAATGGTTGAAGATCGAACGAAAGACATGATTATATCAATTCCAATACCCTCTTACATCACCAGAATGAAGCGTAAATCACTTCCGAAATATATTCATGTATCTTTAGATGGCAAGCTCGGTTTTCGGTGCCTGACGAGAGGGAATCAGATATATTTCAATGGTTCTTTGACTGAATTATCTGGTCGGATGTGGAAAGATACAAAATTTTACTGTTTAATATAATTTAATGTAAATATGGAGGTATAAAATGGGTGGAATACTTACAAAAAGACAATTAGCTGAAATGATATTGGACTTACTTATCGAAAGAAAAGTATTTATCAGATCATCAAACGAAGACAAAGTAAAACAATTAATGAAAAGATCAAGAGAGGATCTTGAGCGGGTATACAACATAAATAAGGAAATAAAATGAAATTAATTACATATGGATTGGGTGATTGCCTTGCGTTAGCCAAATTCAATGAAATCAAAAACAATAGATGGGTGAAGCCGTTAGGTGGTTTGTGGTCTTCACCTATTAATTCTGAGTGGGGATGGAAAGACTGGTGTAATCAACAGGATTGGGGAGATTTGAATTCATCATTTACTTTTGAAATCTCAGGTAACATTTTATGTATTGATAATTTAGATGATTTAAAAAAGCTAACGTGGGATAAAGACAAATATGGTTATACAGTAATTGACTTTGAAGAAATTTGTGAAAAATATGATGCAATCTGGCTTACTGAAAAAGGAGAACGTGAAACGAGATGGTCAGATCCAAGTTTATATGGGTGGGATTGTGAGACTGTCCTTATATTAAATAAAAATTGTATCAAGGAAATAAAATGAAAACTAAACATTATATGATAAAGCCTTACTGGGCAAAGCTCAAAGGCATTCCGGCTACATTCGTAGCAATACAGGCTAAAAGTTCAGTCAAAGCAATCTGCGTTACAGGGCAAGGAACTCTGGATGCTCGTGGATCTTGTATGCACTGCGGGCGGGAATTAACGCATCCTGTTTCAATACTTGTGGGGGTTGGACCGATATGTGGTGGGCATTACTGGGATGAATCAATCCTCGGACCTTTCGGTTTCACTCTTGGGCATGCAAAACGACTGAAAGATATGATGCTCAGTCAGAAATTCCAAAATGTGTGGTTGCCCAGAACGGCTTTCAAATCAATAACTGATACTGATGAGATCGTTAATATAGAGGTTGCAAAAATAGAAACGAAAACGATACAGGAAAAAGAAGTACGCCCGAGCAAAGACGGGAAACGCTTAGAGATCAGATTTGAATTTGATCGTGAAATCGTACAGGCAATAAAAGAAAATGTGAAAGGTAGGAAATGGGAACCTGAACTTCCGGGAAAACCTTGGATCGCTCCAATTACTTTTGAAAATGTAGCGTTCTTAATTGGTCTGGGTTTCACTGTAGTAGAAGCGCATCATTTAAACCTGAAAGAATTGATTGAAGAGGCTGACAAACTATTCAGAAAAATAAACCCCATTAAAAAAGCAATTAAAAAGATCGAATGGAACGATTACCCGATGTTCGACTCAATGTACCCCTTTCAAAAGGAATCAGTTGAGTTCCTTGATAGCAGAAACGGAAGTGCGATCCTCGCTGATGAAATGGGGCTGGGGAAAACAGTTGAATTGATATCATGGTGCTGGATTCGTAAACAGTTTCCTTTATTGCTGGTTGTCCCTGCTTCAGTCAAAATCAAATGGGGGAAAGAATTTGATAAGTGGATACCAAATCATGGATTAAATATCTTTACAGCATTCGGTAAAGTGCCGTCAGCAGATGATCAGAAACAAATAATGAAAGCAGATGTATTGGTTATCAATTACGATATCGTTGGAAATAAGATCACAAATACAAAAGATAAGTTTGGGAAAAAGAAAACAGTTGAGCACAGGGGAACTGGTTGGGTTGATTGGTTGGTAGAACGAGAATGGAAAACAGTTGGAACCGACGAATCGCATCGCTATAAAAACAGTAAAATCGGAAGAACAGTCGCAATCAAGCGATTGGGAAAAAAAGCAAAAAACGTTATTCCAATATCAGCTACACCGATCAAAAGCAGACCAACAGAAGGATGGAACGCAATCAACCTTGTAGATCCGGGCAAGTGGAAATGGTTTCCTTTTCATAAACATTTTTGTGATGCAAAGTACAACGGGTATGGGTGGGACTTCAACGGGGCGAGCAATGTAAAAGAACTGCATGAGTACCTGAAAACAATTATGGTTCGTCATTTAAAGAAAGTCGTTTTACCTCAATTACCGCCAAAACAGAGATCAATGATTCCGGTGCAATTAACGAATGAGAGTGTATTCAGAAAAGCGTCAAACAATTTTATTGAATATCTAAAAACAGTTGATCCAGACAAAGCATCGAAGGCAAAGAAAGCCGAAACGCTTGTCAAAATGAATACACTGAAACAGTTGAGTATCAAAGGGAAAATGAAGGGTGTTATCGAGTGGGTGGAGGAATTCTTAGAGTCAGGGGAAAAATTAATTGTGTTTGCAATCCATAACGAACCGATTGATCAGCTTTTCAATCACTTTAAAGATGTAGCAGTAAAGATCACAGGGAACGAAAGTACGAAACAAAAGGAAATCGCAAAAGACAAGTTTCAAACTGATCCTGAATGTAGATTAGTGCTTGGTAATATTCAGGCGGCAGGAGAGGGAATCGAATTAACAGCGGCAAGTCATTGTGCTTTCATTGAATTGGGACTTACGCCAACAGAAAACGCCCAAGCAGAAGACCGCTGTTACGGCAGATTAAACGATTTACATGGTGCAATGTTCTATTATCTCATGGCAGACAATTCGATTGAATACTGGTTGTGTGAGCTACTGGACACGAAACAAAAGAATGTGGATGCAATCATAGATGGTGTTGTGACTGAACCGAAAGATTTATTATTAGAATTACTTAATCAATATAAGGGGGTGGCATAATGAGAATCAAAGGAATTATATCGGGGATGGAATGTGGGGAGATTACTGAGTTGCCAAGCAATCCGGTTACGCAATTATTAATTGATATTTCAAACGATGGGCAGAGGGTTCTTCAGATGATCTTTGAAAATGCTACTTATCTGGATACGATAGTACCGTTAGACACAAATAGAAAGGACATTCGGCTGGGTTGGATCAGGCGACAGTGTACAAACAAGGGTTGGAGTAATTATAGAACAACCAAAACGTTTAAAGAGATCAGAACGACGTTACAGGGGGCAATATGAAACGAACAAAAGGAGTTAAAAAAATAATGACCAGAACTGTAAAACCTGTAAAACAGGATAAATTAGAAATCAGGTTTGCAAATCTGGGATATCCAAAAGGGGGAATGACCCCTTATCCTCCAGAAGACTGCCCAGCACCTCGTTTCAGTACGAATGAGCAGGGAACTATCTGGTGTGACAATCAATTTTGTGTACGTGAGTGCACCCCGAATTACTGCACACCAAATAGAAGATACAGAAAATTCATTTATAGAAAATTAGGGAAGGTAATCTGATGAGCACAACAAAAAATATAGATGAAATAATAGTAAGATTAACATTCTTTATAAGTGACCGGATCAAAGCAATCAGAAGAGCGCCGTTAGATCCTGATTTTATTCGCCTTATTACCAACAAAGAAATTGAAAAACTTTTAATTACTGAATTAAAGGCATGAAATGGACATTATCAGATTCTATGCAGATCACAAAATTCCTTATGCAACAGAAGGTCACGCTCATTGTCAAGCAGGATGGGTTCAGATCGCTTGCCCAGAATGCGTTGGAAATCCGGGATATCATTTGGGGTATTGTCTACAAGATAATTATTTCAATTGCTGGCGATGTGGGTTCAAATCAAAAGTAAAAGTCATAACATCCTTAATTGCTGTTTCCCCGAATGAAGCAAAGAAAATAATACAAAGATATGGGGGGAGTGCTAAAAACCCCAAAAAACGCCGATTAGACCCTGTAAAATTGAAATTAAAGAAGTTCAGATACCCATCAAACACAGAATCAATGAAAAAGATGCACAAACAGTATTTAAAGGCAAGGGGGTACGATCCTGAATATCTGGAAAAGAAATACAAAATCAGAGGAACCGGACCCGCTTCAAAGCTGGATAAAGTTGACTTCAAATATCGTTTGGTCATCCCCATTATTCAGGAGGGGAAAGAGGTCAGTTGGCAGAGCAGATATGTCAAGGACTTCAGCAAAAGAGATCCACGGCAGAAATACAAATACATTACCTGCTCAAAAGAACGTGAGATCATTCACCACAAGCATTTACTTTACGGGCTTGATGATGCAAAAGAGTTTGATTGGTGCGTTTTGTGTGAGGGTATTATGGATGTGTGGCGATTAGGACCGCCAGCAGTTGCATCTTTTGGGGTGAAAATCAAAATCGCTCAGATTCGTTTATTGAGCCAGTTTCAAACGATCTTTATAACCTTTGATCCTGATCAAGCAGGGAGGGAGAACGCAGAGAAAATACAAGCACAGTTAGAATGGATGGGGAAAGAAATCATTATTATTAACAATATGAAATCAGATCCGGGTGACATGAAACAAAGTGAAGCGGATCTATTTATGAAACAATTGGAGGAAATGAGATGAAGTTGACGAAAGAAATGATGAACGCAATAATAAATGGGATTAGTCCATACGTACAACCACTTAATAAAGTGGATGCGGACACATATCACAGAATCAGAGACAACATTGAAAAGATTGAAACTGAAATTAGCCCGCTTGAAAACTTCATCAAAATGTTTCAAAAAAAGAAAATGGATTATCTGGGGGAACGACAAATTAATTCTGAAGTTGGTACTGCAATCATTATCAATAATTTTCAAAATTGGCTGATGCAACAAACCACGAAGTACAAAGCACTTGAAGCAGAGCGTAAATTACTCATTTCAAAAGCAGATGATATTAACAACCAGATGAACGCATTTGTTGAAGGAAGGTGGGAATAATGGGAGTAATGGGAATAATGAAAATAATAACACAAACATTGTTTTTCATGATCGGGTTTTGCCTTGTCTTTTCAGAGAACAATTTGCCATTAATATTCACAGCAATACCAAATCTGATTGGATTAGGGTTTTGGTTATTACTGCTTTTAACATTGAAGAAGGAGATTCAAGATGACAACTGCAAAAGAAAAATTAAATAGCTTTTTAAAAACCACAGCAAAAGAAGTTGTTGAACGATATGAATTTATTGCAAGTCAAACATTCACAGCAGTCGGAGAAGCTGAAAAGAAAGCAAAAGAAATGGGGTTCAGCATCGGTTCTATGTGTTGTGATGAACCAATCGCTCTTGCAAAAGGGGATTTGCGTATTGCAAAATGGTACAATATTTCAATGAAAGAATGGCACAGGATTGACGGACTGATTCTTTCAGATGACTTCAGGGGTGGGGATGTGTTGCTCGTAACATTTAGAAATAAGGGGGAATAAAATGTTATCTAATCAAGATACGATAAACGGGGTTACAATCAAGCAATGGCTGAATGAACACGAACCAGCCCTTGAAATCAAACCCGAGCAGGTATCAGATCGGCATTACATTAAACGCAAACCGAAAGTCAGATACAAAGTGAAATCAGAAAAAGCAGGAAAAGTACGCAGATTAACCAGAAATGAAATCATAAAGGAGTACGGACAAATGCCAATGAGCAATATAGAACGAGTAATTGAAAAAATGAGAGAATGGGAGATTGGAAGGCACTACAGCTTTCAGGATATTGTTAAACAGATGAAAGGGCAGGTAACTGAAAAGTCCCTGAGTGCCTTGGTATCCACAATCTATATGGCGCTGAAGGGTAAGGATATACTTGAAAGAACAGGGAAACCATATCATTATTTTACAGGATTAGGTTTCAGGGATATTGATAATGTTCTTTTGCTACGGGAAATAAAAGATAGAACAAATAAAAAGCAGATGGAAAGGAAGAAGAAAAAGAAAACAGAAATACACGTAACTAAAACGGCAATCCCTGAAAGTACAGAAGATTTACAAAAACAATTGATGGATCAGGCGGAAGTCAGTATCCCGTTAAATCAGTTATCTGGATTGATCAGATCAATTATTCAAAAAGAAGTAAGTGGCAAATTGAAAGTTCAAATTGATATCAGATTTGGATTCATATCATAATGATATCAATGCTTTAAAAAATAGATTGATTTTCAAAATTAGATGATATATATTGATATTACCTTGGCAGGTAAATGCATTGAAAAACGAGAAACGACAAGAATATTAAATGGAATAAGAATCAAAAGCCCTTAGATGAGGTGGTAAGTTTCTTTGACATAGTTTAGTATTTTTGTCCTCTATTTCAATGTATTTACTGCCAACACTTTCCACCTCATCTAAGGGCTTTTTACGTTTTAAAGGGGAGAAAAGAATGGCAATATTGAAACACCACAAACCACTAACTGATAATTTTACGATAACGCCAAATGAGACTTTTCAAAATCCAAATCTTTCGTATGAAGCAAAAGGTTTATTGATTGAATTACTCACTCGTCCTTCAAATTGGGTAATTAGAAAAAATCAATTAATCCGAGATCACACCAGAGGTACAAAACTTCAACGAATTATTAATGAACTGAAGGAAAGTGGGAATCTGTTTCTTTGTACTTCCAGAGATAAAAAGAACAAAATTACTGGTAAAGATTGGATTGTTTCAGCGTACCAAACCACAAAAGATGACTTTTTGAAAAGTATTGATGAGCAGAATAAAAGTACTAAAAAACAGGGTAAAAATGATGATGAGCTTGTCACAGGGAAACCCTGTCACAGGGAATCCCTATCACAGGGAAACATGGGTACATACAAAGAAAAGATTAATACAAATAAAGAATTATTAAAAAGTAAAAAAGATATTTTTTCGTTTGAAAATGCTCTTTCAATGTTTCCACCTGTATTCAGAAATGATAAAAATTTACAAACCTCTTGGAAGGAGTGGTGGGAATTCAAAAGAACTGAAAAAAAGAAATCTATTTCAAGAACCGCCACAAACAAGTTAATCAATTCACTCAATGGACATCAACCGATTGATCTTATCAATGCAATTGATCTTTCAATTCAAAATGATTGGTCAGGTCTATTCCTCAGTTCTCCGATTAAAAAACCATCTGGAATGCAACGCACTACACAACCAGATCCAAGTAAAGAAACAGAAGAACTCATTTTAGAATATTTCCCTGAACTTATTGATCCTGATATCAAGCATCTCAATCAATTTTGTTCAAACGTACAAGAATGGTGGGATGTTTATATGCCCACCGAATACGCATTCATGGAAAGTTTGCATCCTGAAACCCTTATAAAAAGATATTCTCAGGAACTGAAACAATACACCAATGGACAACCACCTATGCCCATGTTCAAAACAGATCACAAACAATTTAAAAAGTTAATCAAACAAATTCAAAATAGACAGGGGGTATCCTTTGCAATATGAATAAACTCCACAAGCATATTGAACGCAGAATTACACTGGGCGTTATCACCAGCGATGACTTTCTAAGGAAACTAACTGACGGGTACACCCCAGAATACATACGAGCACCGCAAGCTCGTATTTTAATTTCATGGTGTACTGAATACTTTGAGAAGCACAGCAAAGCGCCGAACAAAGATATTCAGGAAATATTTATTGCCCGAGAACAAGAATTACCGGAAGATCAGGCAGAATTAATTGGTGATGTACTGGATCAGATGTCGAATGAATATGATCCGGAAAACTTTAATCATGAATATCTATGGGAACAGACAAAAGAGTATTTTACAGAGAGGCACTTAAAGCTCTTTACAGAGCGAATTTCAGGCTCAATTGAAAATGGGGACATAGACAATGCTAAAATGATTGCAGAGTCATACAGCCCCGCTAAGGCTATCCAAACAGATGGTATTTACCCATTCGAAGACTCAAAAGCCATAAAAGAAGCATTTACAGCACAAATTGAACCTTTAATCAAACTTCCCGGTGCAGTTGGGGATTTGATGAACTCAGAATTGGTACGAGAGGGATTCGTTACTTTTCTGGGCAGGGAGAAAATTGGTAAATCTTTTATTCTGATGGATCTTGGATTCAGGGGGGTGCTGTCTGGGGTTGATACAGCAATGTTTCAAGCAGGTGATATGAGTCAGTCACAGCAGTTAAGACGAATGGGAATGTGGGTCAATCAAAAAAGTTATAAGGAAAAATATTGTAGAGAGATGTTCCTTCCTGTTTTGGACTGCATTCATAATCAATTAGATAATTGCGATAAAACAAAGCGGGTTTGTGATGAGGGTTGTTTCAGCAGATCAAATGAAAAGGCAATTGATACTTTCAAACGAGAACAGTATGAAACAGCTTTCAATGAAAACCCTGATTACAAGCCCTGTATTCGATGTAGAGGGACGTTTCAGTTTAAAGGGGCGTTATGGTATAAGAAACGAAAAGCAGTCACTCCTTTGACGTATAGGGAAGCAAAGAGTGGGATGAAAGCATACGGTACTAAATTCAAAGCACGTTTCAAACTTGCAACTTACGCAAATGAAACATTGGATACGAAAACAATTGAAAATCAATTATGGTTATGGGAAACACGAGATGGTTTTGTCCCCAGTCTAATCATTATTGATTACGCAGACATTATGACACCAGATCAAGATTGCAAATCATTACCATTCAGGGAACAAGAGAATAAAAAGTGGCAGAGATTGAGGAGAATTTCACAGACAAGAAAATGTTTACTTGTTACTGCTACACAGGCTGATGCTAATTCATACGATCAAAATACATTAAGTGCCAGCAACTTTTCAGAAACGAAAACCAAACATGCTCATATCACAGCGGAGTATGGGTTAAATCAAACAGCAGTTGAAAAAGAAAAAGGAATTATCAGGATTAACCCGATAATGGTTCGTGATGATGACTTCAATGTTACCAGAAGCGTAAAAGTTCTTCAGGGATTGCAGATCGGGAAACCAATTTTAGGATCTTACTTCTAACCAAAAAAGGAGAAATTATGTTAATAGTAACAAAGATATTTACGTTCGATGCGGCACATTATTTACCTGAGCATCCGGGATTGTGTAAAAACCTACATGGACATAGATGGACATTGGAAGTAACAATTCAACGACCCATTGCACACCCGATAACAGACATGACTCCATCTGATATGATAATGGATTTTGCTAATTTAAAAGCAATTGTGAAAAATCATATTATTGATTTGTTCGATCATTCCTGCATCAACGACAATCCTGAATGGCCAAATGGATTACGCCCAACAGCAGAGAATATGGTTGAAGTGATTGCGGAGGAACTGAAGCAGACGAGCTTACGGAAATGGCTTTATGAACTCAAATTGTGGGAAACACCAACATCATTCGTAACGTGGACAAGGGGGTAAACAATGATACAGATAAATGAAATATTCAAAGGAATTTCAGGGGAAGCGGGAACGAAAGAATTTCCGCAAGGATCGTTTTGCACTTTTGTACGCTTTCAGGGATGCAATTTATCTTGCAAATGGTGCGATTCTGAAAGAACCCATGACGGGACAATGGGTAGATCAATGAATATCGGATCAATCCTGACGCATTGCGCAACAAAGAAAGTACTTATTACAGGGGGTGAGCCTCTATTTCAGAGATTAGAATTCATCCGGCTATGTGAACTATTGATTGAGCGTGGTCATATCGTTCAGGTCGAAACAAACGGGTCTTACATGCTCCCTGAAATAGCTGATGTTCAGTGGATTATTGATTACAAATTACCCAGTTCAAGAATGATGAAATACATGATTCCCATTCAACCGCTATTCAATTACCTGATTGATGATGGGGGTGTAATGGTGAAAATGGTATATGAAACAGATCATGATGTTGCTTACATGCTAGATATGATTCAGGTGTATAGAAAGAAAGTTGGATTTTCTCAGATTACCGCACCGTTCATTATCTCCCCAACACCACCTGCATATCACAAAGCGCCTGATGTGATGAAAAAAATATTTGAATTGAAATTGCAAGAATTCTGTATATTTAGCCTTCAAATACATAAAATCTTGGGTCTACCGTAAAATAAATAAAAATAAATAATAGATTTTTGGAAAAATAAGTTATAATCATTACAAGAAATCGAAAAAGGCAATCCGCCTAACCAAAAAACCAAATGAACAATATTTAAGGAGAACTAATCATGGCTAAGAAAACAAACAAAGCACCGGATCACACAACACTCACAAAGAAAGACCTTGTAAAGGCCGCAAAAAACGTCACGAAAGTCATGGGAATTGATCCCCCGATTGACCCCAAAGCTGATGAAGATGAACTCAAAAAGAAATTGATCAAAGCATTGGCATTTGTTGATCCCACAGACAAGTTCACGGAAACCACTGATTCTGTTCTGGAATTGCTTGCCCCTCTTAAAGATGATCCTGAATGGGCTGACGAAAATGATGAAAATGATGATGAAAATGAAAATGCGGAAGCAGATGATGATGCAGATGATGAAGATGAAGATGAAGATGAAGATGAAGATATAAAGGTGTAAGCAAAAAGTACCAAATAATATTATTTTATAAACCATTATAAAAATCAATTTTAGTATACTGGTTTAATTACACTTAAAAATGTAGAAAATATTAGCAGTTGATAAACTGCAAAACTTAAAGAATATTCATTTTAAATAAATTAATGGAAAATGCATCCAAAGATATAACTCAAGCTTCTAAAAGTTATAACTAAAAAAATATTAATTAATAAGAATAGTTCTAATGATTTAATTGAAAAGAATGATTCTCAAATTAATATACGTCACTTTGTAAAATATGATAAAAATAAGTTTTATGAAGTTATATTTAATAATAGTGATCATGCTAATTTACTAGATCCAAGCATAAAAGAATGTCTTGATAATCAAGCTAAAATACAAATTAAAGTTTTAGTGCCCATTAGAGTCAGAACAAGCGGATCTCATGAAAAATGTCATTATAGTGAATTATAATTTAATACTTAAAAAAATTGGACATAATCCATTATTATAAATGCCAAACGATCTTATTGATATAGATTATATTCTCATGTTAGAAAAAATAATGTTAGTAGAACAAAATATGAATGATTCAACAAGAAATGGGTTGAGCACATATTTATATAATTATAGTATAAAAACTCTTAATATAAAAAATGCTTTTAGAGCACCATCTTCTAATAATGGACCTTATACAGAAGATAATGGATTTAGATGGAAAGCATTATCAGATAATTTAAATGACAATGATGTTAAATCATTAATTTGTGATTTACATAAAAGAATTGTGAAGGCTGGATTGTAACAAACAATGACTTTTTTTATAATTATAAAAATTTAAATAAATGATCAATTTAAGCAATATATATTATTAATAATCATACATGATTAGTAATATACTTAAACTTAAATAAAGATATTATATTATTATGGAAAAATTAATTAACGAAATAAAAAAATATGATAAATATATTAACACAAAAATTTTACAAAGATATTTAGAGTTTGATTGTGAGAATAAAGAAGAATTTCATCTTTTAATAAATTATGTTATAACTGCTTTTTATCCAGAAAAAACATTTGGTATTAATGGTAAAAAACGGCTCGATCAAAAACAATTTAGAATATTAATAAAAAACAAATTTAAAAAATGCATTGTATCGGATGTTGATTCAGATGAATGTGAGGCGTGTCACATTATACCTATTTCTATAAATGATAATTATGATATTGATAATGGAATTCTTTTATCATCTAGTTTACATAAATTATTTGATAAATATTTATGGTCAATAAATCCTAATACAACAAAGATAGAAATATCAAAAAGTGTATTGCAAAAAAAACACACAATCAATAATTTTAATAATAAAAAAATAAATATTAGTGTTAATAAAGAAATGAAAAAAAATTTACTAAATCATTATAATAATTTTAAAAAAAATGAAATTTAAATTTACTAAAGCTAAATAATTAATTGTTATTATATGGATGATATAATAACAGAAATTCAACAGATATTAGAGATATATAATGAATGCAAGAGCGAAAAAATAACATGGAAATTTTTAAAAAGAAATAATTTATTTTCTATTGATAATGAATTATTAATTAAAATAATTAAATATCAAAATAATATTAATACTTTTTTAAGTTTGGTTGATTTTAAAATAAAAAATTTAATAAAAAAAGGTAAAAAAAAAGATGATATATTGAATTATTTAATTAAATTTATAGATCAAAAAAAGGATCCAATATTAAATAATTTAAATAATTCATTAATAAAAATAATTTTTAGTTCAAATATTTATAATAAAATTTATGAGAATTTATTTCCTCCACAAATTACAGTTGATGATTTATTACAACTAAAATTACAGAATAAAGAAGAATCTTCTATTATAGAAAAGTATACTAGAAGATTAAATCAACAAGAAGCATATGATTTAATGAAAAAAGATGGGATTAATACAGGCATTCATTGTCAAGCAACTGGATGCGGAAAAACAAATATTTCCTTTGAAACTATTTCATTTTTTAATCATAAAAATAAAGATAAAAATATTATTATGTTTGTTGAAAGAGTAAATATTTTAGCAGATTTATTTGGTTTTGTTAAAAAGAAAAAAGATAAAAAAGATTTTGATTTTAATAAAGTTGATCCATACACAGTTAATAAATTAAAAAAACAAGGAATAATTGATTTAAATAATTTTGATATTATAAATAGAGTCACAAATAAAAAAAAAGATTGGGTTAAATTATTAAATGAAACATCATGCACTAAACCTAAATTATTAATTATTAACAGAGCTTTTTTAGCAAATAATAGTAAACTTTATACTAAAATAAAGAAAGGAAATTTAGGATTAGTAATCCATGATGAATGTCATAACACTTCTGCAAACAACTGTTATGATTTTTTAATGTATGCTAAATCAATTGATGCAAAAATTGTTGGTTTTAGTGCCACACCATTAAAATCAGGAAAGACTAAATGTAAAAAAACCGACAAAAAAATTTCTAATATTATTAGATTATTAAATATTTATGGTAAAGAGGAAGAAGAAGATGAATTAGTATTAAACTTATTAACAGATTATAATATGCTATATTCAATTAATCAAAAATTAATTATTCCGCCTAAATTTGTTTGGTATAGTATTGATAACAGTGATGATATGCTAAATAAAAATGATGTTACTCAAAAAGAATTTGGAATAATTGCATCAATCTTAAATAATATTAAAAAAGATAGACCATTTTTTAAGGTAATTGCATGGTGTGGAAGAATTGACTTAGCTCAAAAATGGCTAGAGTGGTTTAATAAAAATATAATTAAAGATTTATATCCAAACTTAAAAAATACTGAATATTATATTGATCATTCTAAAGTTGAAGGGGATTATGAAAAATTTAAATATCTTAAAAATAATGCAATTCTATTTTGTGCAAATAAACATAGAGAAGGATCAGATATAATAAATTTAGATACATGTATATTTTTAGATAAGGTTGCTGATAGATCTGCCATACCATTTATACAATCAATTGGTAGAGTATTAAGAATTCATAAAGATGATTTTAATAAAAAAGAAAAAAATGACTTCATTAAACCACATGGATTGATTATTGATGGACTTTCAACTAACAAAGACAATTATGAAACCATTGTTATTACAAAAATTGTTTATTATTATTTCTCATTAAAAAATATTTCTATGATTGATAAGTCAATTAATTATGATATTTATGAACAAGCACAGAGTATAATTGATTTTGATAAAAAAACAAAAACTATAAAATTTAATCTACAAGGTAATGAAATAAAAATAGATTGTAATCAAATAGAATGGAAAGATATTGAACAAAAATTAAACAAGGATAAAATCCATAATAAAATCCTATCATTAATTACAAAATGTGAAAAAAAAGAAGAAATAAAAAAAATTAAAAATTTTATTGCACAAAAAAAACCAAAAAGTAAATATGAATATCTTAAATTGTGTGATCATAATGATTTTTTACCAAAGAAACTACATATTTATTTTGATGATAATTGGATAGGATGGTATAAATTTTTAAATATTGATACAAGCATGTATCCTAAAACATTAAAATATTGGATTAAACTATGTAAGAAATATAAGTTAACAAGTAATAACTATGCTAAATCTTGTGAAAAACTTAGCATGCCATTAATGCCAGAAGAACTATATTCTAATTTTATAAATTTACATGTTCATTTAGATAATAATAATAGTGATGACATAACAAGAAAAAAATTGATTTATAAATAAGTAAGTGCATATAACATCAGTAATAATATTTAATTTAATGAGTAATAATTTAGGAATTACCACAAATGAACAATTAAGAGATCATATTCATTCAATACATGATTTTATTAGAAACAATGGAGCTGGATTTGGCATGTCAGCATTAAAAATTTTTCTTATTTTTTATGGAATGAAAATTGTTGAAAAAAATAAAAAATGTATGAAAAAATTAAAAGATATGAAAGTTAAATTTAGTGATCTTGTTGAAGTTGCTGAAAAAGCTACTGGAGCTGGACATGATCCCGACAATGAACATTTCTATCTATGTAATGAAGGGGATAAAATTATAAGAATGATTAATGATGATATTATTGACTTTTTATATGATAATAAAGATTTTAGAAAATATTTATATTTTGAAATTCCAGCACCAGAAAGAAAAACAGGAGAATTTTTTTGTAATTTAGTTAAAAAAATTAATAAGATACCAATTTCTGAAGATTTTAAATCTAAGGTGGATCTTAAGGGAAAAGTTTATGAATATTTTATTGGATTTAATGATAAAGATGCTATGAGTGAATTAGGAGCATATTTTACTGATAGAAGGATTACAAATAGAATATGTGATCATGTAATTGATAAATTTAAAATAGATTCACCTGATAAGATTCCCACAATGATTGATCCATTTGCTGGTTCTGGTGGATTTACAATTACTTTTTTACAAAAATTGAACAAAAAAATAGAAATTAAGGATTGGACAAAATATTTAAATAAAATTCATCATTTTGATATGAATCATGATGCAGTCAAATCTGCAGGATTAGAATTTTTTAGTATTACTGGAGAATTTCCTCCAGTGGATACTTTTGTTAGAACAAATACTTTTAAACATTTTTTTGATAAAAAGTTTAAATTAATCCTTACAAATCCACCATATGGAGGAGATAAAAATAAGAAAACTGCAGAACAAGAAAATAGAGATATTATGATGAATTATCTTAAAACTCATCATTTTAGTAAAGGAAAATGGATAGAAGAATGGGCTCAAAATCAATATAATCTTCTTAAAAAAGAAACAGTTGAGTCTAATAGTGAACTAAAACAAACACATGTTAACTTGTTACAATCAAATGATGGACTTAAAAGATATATTTGGGATAATTTTAAAAAGAATATTAAAAAAAAAAATTATAATAATACAGATTTTAAATGTAATGATAAAGAATCAATCTCATTGATGCAAATGGCTCATCTATTGGATAAAGATGGATTAGCAGTGGGTGTGTTGAAAGAAGGAATCTTCTTTAATAGAATTTATAGCCATATTCGTGAACATATTACTACTAATTTTAATGTTTATAAAGTTGTTAGTATTCCAAGTGACCAATTTGAAAATACAACTACTAAAACATCTGAGGTTTATTTTGAAAATACCAATAATAAAACTAAAAAGATTAGATTTTATGATTTGACAGTTGAAAAATATGATGAAACTAATATCGAAGAAATTGAAGAAAACGGAATTAAGCTAGTTAATATTAAAGAAAAAAAAGGAGATATTAAAGGAGTTTATGAAAAACATGTTTCAACTGCAACATTAGATGAAATAAAAAAGAATAATTATTCATGGAACGCAAAAGATTACAATAAAACAGAAATTGTTTGTGGAAAAGATTATGAATTGAAGAAA